TACGTCGCTGATCATCGTTTACAGTTAGGTTTGCATGTTTACCATCTAGAGCAAACAGTTCCTTAAAGTGAACTAGATAATATCTACCTTGCTTGTGTAGAATATGACAAGACTGATAGATTTTCTTTTCCTTTCTTGAAGCAACTCCGATACGGGTCAAAGTCTCACGTACCTTGAGAAAATCATCAGGTTCGTTGAGAATCACTTCCACCATTTGGTCGGGCGTCCACTTTACTTCAGGTTCTTGAACGACACTCATTTTGTTCCTCCAGTTTCAAATTTTAATTTAATAAAAGTAAGTTGTTCTTTTGTTAGAATCCTCAAAGCTTGTTTTGCCTTCTCATTACTATAACCATAGTAACGTTTAACATAATCAAGATCTTTGATTGTATCTTTACGGAGCCAAGGAGAAAATCTCTTCTTAACCCTCAGACTATTTATAAAAAAGTCATATTGCATCTTTTTTGGAAGAAAATGATACTTGTTCATTTCATTTGCAAACATTAAACAATCAATATGTCCAGAAAAACAACGATTGATAATATAAGGCGCATATTCTTTTTCAGATGAAGGATCTTCATCCATAATATTCTTTTTTGTTTGATTAATGGAATTTAACCAATCTTTCAATTCATAAGTCATCTAATAATCTCCAAATCATTACCATGTTTCCACAATTCAAGTTCTGTCCTCAAACGACCTTCAGATATAAGTTTTTCATATCTCTTAGATGCTTTTTTCTTCCACCATTTAATGACATCTTCTGGTTCATATCCAAATTTGGAAAGATAATATCTTTTCTTTTCAGTCAGTGTTTTTGCATGTTCAATACAAAAATTAAACTCATCTAACTTAGAATGACCTTTTAAAGAATTCCTAATGATAGAAATCATCTTAGTTTGAATCTTCAATTTCTTTGAAGACTTATCTGCGGAAATGAGTCTTTCACCACCATTAGCAGTATTATTGAACCACCAAAACATTTCCTTGAAGTAATCATCATGAAATAGGGGTAAAAAATTACTTTCAGTATCTCCTATGTGTCGAATATAAGGTTTAAGACCATCATACATGGATACCCCCTTTGTTGTACCGTATAATGAAGTTGTTTCAAAGTATTGAAGATCAATTCCATATTTTTGATCAAATTGTCGTTTGAGTTCATTAGAAGATGCCAAAAGAGCAAGCAGTTTTCCACCAAGATAATTGTACCCAAATGGTTGAACAGGAACAATATTAAATCCCATTACAAACTCACTATTAATTCTGGAAAGTGAAAGAACTTCACCAAAATAATCATTTCTTGGTTTTGAATTGATTGTAGGAGATCCGAATCGGACTACTCCGACTATTTTATTTGTAGTATCCTCAGTCACAATCCATTTTAAAGTTCTACCAGGAATTGCTTCCTCAATAGGATTTGAAGCAGTATCAGTTAGAATCTCAGAATAAAGATCTTGATTGTACTTAGATGTTGTTTTTGGATTAGTATCTACCTCATGAATTGAAAATGACATATTATCTGGATGCAAATCAAAGTTAGAAAAAATCTCATCTTCTGGTCCGAATAATTTTCCAGAAGCATTATGGGTTCTACTTTTCTTAACATACCGAAGATAATCATCGATACGATTGAACTTAGAATAGTATTCTATAAATTGATCTGCGGCCCAAATTGCATCTTCAATAGATAACATATCAATTTACCAAAAATCCCTTTTCATAGTTTAGAAGTTCTTGTGGAACATCAATAATATTAGATTCAATGGGAATAGAATTTTTCCAAAGACTACCAACCCGTTCGTACAATTTAATATTCAAATGATTATATTTTAAATTTGTTGGGACATGCACTTTATAATCATATCCATTATTAACCGTAAGTAAACTAAGTGCAGTATTTTCCTTTTTTGTTACAGTAATTGTAGAGCATCCCAACCAAAATATCCGTTTGAAATTATCATAATTATCCAAATAAAATTCTGGATTATCCATAACCATCCTTCCAATAAATTGTGGAGATAGACAGTGGTCATGAGTTCTTTCACTAGGACTCTCAATTGCTTTCTCACTAATCAATCCAAGATGATTAACAGAAGCACAATCAAAAACATTTATATAAAAAGTTCTAGTAATTGGTCGAAAATAATCAGGTTTTCCCCAGTTTTTAATATTCGAGCACATATTATTGTGAGCGGTTTCACAATATGCTTCCCAATTTTTTTTATGTTTAGTTGCTTTCATAATCAGGTTTGTTATACTTCAGGTATTCAAAAAACGTAAGTTTCATTTCTTTCTGGGTCATACCACAATGCTTTGCTGCCTGAGGAAGATTCATTTTAGAATAAAAGAGTGCTTCATTTGCCTCCTTTACATTTTCTGGAGTTGTTTTAACTGGAATATCTCTTAAATTTTTATAACTCATTGAAACTCACACTCCACCATAATCTCTGTAAGTGCTGCTAGAAGATTAATTTCCTGGTCAGCGACGAACGCAATTTGGTATTGGTACTTAGCAATAATAAGAACGGCAGCAGGGATAGACTGGGGTGAAAGGCAATTATAACAGGAGTCATAAATCCTGCGAAGAACGATAGAAGAGTCATTGTCCAAGTTGGCGACCACCCACTTTCGGACTTCAGGAAAATTCTTATCTTTGAGATGAATAATGAGATCATTTACGGCAATATCAGAAAAGGACGCGAGAATACCACTATCTATCTCACCACCGACAGAGTATCTTTGACACTCATTAAGAACCCTACGCCAATCAGGAAAATGCTTATTAATTAACTCTGCAAGGACTTTCGGATCATATCGGATGCCTTCTGCATCCAAGATGTTTTGTAAACGCTTGAAAAAGGATCCTGCCAACTGAGTTTTTTCCTTTCCTCTGATCCCAAACTCGACCACAGCACATCGGGAGTGGAGGGGTTCAATGATTTTGTTTTTGTAGTTGCAGGTGAAGATGAATCGGCAGTTACCAGCAAACTCCTCAATAAATGCCCTAAGGAGGAGTTGTACGTCGTTCCCCGTGTTATCTGCCTCATCAATGATGACGACTTTGTGCTTAGCATCTGACGAAAGTGAGACGGTCGAAGCGAAGTTCTTCGCATTGTTTCTGACAGTATCGAGGAATCTACCCTCGTCGGATCCATTAATGACATAATAATCTACTCCTAACTCGTTACATAATGCTTTTGCTACTGTGGTCTTACCAACTCCTGGGGGACCAGCAAGTAGCATATTTGGAATTTCACCCTTATTTAGAAAATCACTAAAGGTCTTCTTAATATTCTCGGGAAGAATACAATCTTCAATAGTCTTTGGGCGATACTTTTCTACCCAAATAAAGTCACTGTTCATAATTTAAATACTCAATTGCTCTTTTAATTCTTTCAATATCATCTTGAAAAACACCTAAACCACGATTACAATTATGACATAAATGTCCTCTAAATTTTTTATTTTTGTGGTCGTGATCTATAACCCATATACTAGCATTTCCACCAGTACCTTTCAAGTGTTCTTCAGTTTTCAAACATATTGGACAATGATATCCAGTTGGAGGATCTCCATATTTTTCCCTAAGAAGTTTTCTTTCTTTAGATAACTTGTATCCACATTTTCTACATTCTGGTCTTAAATATTTTCCACCACTAGAAGGTGAAAAACAAGAGTCATCCAAAAGTTGATTGCATTTACTACAAACTTTCATACCCATTCAGGTTTGCGAGAGGGCATACGGAGATAATTGTCCGCAACCCAAGGTTTGGAAGCAATATACATTTTGTATGCAGTGAATGTATCAATGCTTTCATCAAGTTTGTATTCGTCTGGCATAGCACGGACGAATTTTGTCACCTCAGTAATCTTTCCTTTAGGGAAAAGATAGTAAGCAGACACAAGAGTATTATAGCACGAATGGGTTTTACCATAACGAACTGCATACTCATCACACAAATTCATCCCGTGTTTAATCAACCAATAGGCATTGTGAATGGACTCTGCCGCCCATTTGGTGCAGGGATGATTACGAAAAGCACCCTTCTCAGTTGCATAGGATGTTCCATCTGCTTTGGGAAGAGTGCCATATCCATGACCCCATTTTTCGGATGCCACAATGGAAAGCATTTGACAGCATTCTAGTGGCATCTTAACAATGTGTTTGTCAGGAAGGCACACTGCACTTTCTGAAGGCCAAGGAGAAGTCACAAAGATGTTCATAATTAAAAACAGAATTTTTTCAAATAATAAAGAACTTTTTTTGGTTTATCCTCCAACCAAAATGCTTCCCTTTCAATTTTATAAGAATTTAAACCTGATATAGAAGTAGATTTTTTTAAATCAGATTCTTTGTTTGGGGGAAGATTTATAGGATATAATCCCAAAGGAATTAATTTATTATTCTTACAAGATTGTGCAACATGAGTGGATTCATGATAAAGAGTTTCATTTATATAATGAGATGCATTACCATTGAATTTGATTCTATTTGTACAAAAAGTCATTGTTTTGCTCTTAGAATCAAACCACCCATATATGTCGTACTTTCTACAAATTGGAGTATTCTCTACAAACTTAATTTTTTTTGAAATGGTTTGATAGATTTCATTTCCAGATGGAGAAAGATACAGTAGAAAATCCATTAAGAAAAAGTCGAATCAGGTTCCAGAGCAATATAATACTGCAGATTGTACTTAGAATTTGTGAACTGTGACAGAAGTTTTTCTGACACAACTACATCATAGGCACCAGGAATAATCTTAATATTTTCAACTTTGAAGTTGAAAGTAAACTCTTTATCAGTCTCACCGACCACAATAGAATATTCGTTGGAGGTATCATTCTTCTTATCCCTAACAACCAGTTTCACAACACCTGCTTCTCCGACTGCAGAAAGATCGGGAAGTTGATATACTGCAGCTGCCTTAAGAAGTTTCTCCAGAGATGCGTGTTCTAGTTGAAAGCAGACATCCTGCGAAGGAAGTTTGATCTCTTTTTCGGGGGGAGAAATAATTACATTGGGATCAGCATAGAAATACTTTACTCGACGCTTACCCTCACGAATTGTGATGTAGGAATCATTAGTAAAATCCAATTCTGGGTCTTGGTGAAGACTGAGACCATTCAGAAATTGATTCAGATCATAAATTGCAAAGTTGCGAGGAAACTCTTCAATAATATCTGCTTCAGCAAGAATATTCTTTGCTACAGAAATGGTACGGAGTTTACTACCTTGCTTGACCAAAATGGAATTGTTGATTCCAGCAAAGTTCTTGAGAATAGTCAGAGAGTTGTCAGAGAGTTTCATAATTTGTGGTTTGAGTTTCACTTATTTTCAACGAGATTGAGATGATTAATCAAAAGAATAGTATAGTGAAGAACCTTAAAAAGATCTGCACGGGGAGTTCCTTTTGTATCATAACGATCAGTGTACTTAGTAATGTTACCAGCACAAAATCCTTCACGACGATTGTGTTTGATTTTATCTAGGGTCTGTTCTGTTCCACCACCAGTCCTATCAACATAATGCTGACTATAAGTGCCAGCAATATATTCTTCAAGTTGTTTCAGGATTTTATCCTCATTGTATTTCCAAAAACCGTTTTTGTTTGTATCTTCAGTCATTTTAATATTGTAAGAATTTAGAGAAAAAGTATCAGAAGAAGCGGAAGGATTACCAGTCAAACTAATCCCATCATCATTCCAATAATCCTGAGAGCTATTCCAATCATACATTCCCCCAGGAAGATGGGAACCAGAAAATGAAATAGTATCAGAATCGCTACCACCAAGAATAGTGGTATTTGCGGTAGAAATATAATCTGAATAATTGGTTTCTAAGTTTTCAGACATAGTTTTTCATAGTAAAGAGTAAAAAGGGGA